GGGTAGAACTTCATCCAGGGATTGTTCGGCTGCTTCACACCAACATGCCCAGTGCGTGCTTGTAGGTATCGAGGATGGTCTCCTGTTCGGTGCGGTCGCCCTCGCTCATCTTCCTCAAGCGAATGATGGTGCGCAGCGCCTTGACGTCGTAACCGTTGCCCTTGGCCTCGCTGTAGATCCCGCGCACATCCTCGGCGAGCCCCGCCTTTTCTTCTTCCAGCTTCTCGATGCGCTCGACGACGGTGCGGAGTTGGGCTGCGGCGGCTTTGCTCACGTTGTCGCCGATCGGCGGCGCCGGCTGCGGATGATTGCCGATCAGGATGGTGGTGCTCTCGACGTTGCTCATCAGTCATGTCCCTTGGTTGTGTCGGTCGTAGTAATTCATGGCCAGGAAGAACGGATTGATGCCGTGCTCGGCCCAGAACTTCAGTTCGTCGCCAGCGGCGTGCTGGTCGCGGTGGTGTTGGCCGCACAGCGGCAGCGTCCACTTGTCGGACGGCCTCTCGCCGCCGCCGGTGTCGCGCTTGTCGTGGTTGATCGAGCCCACGCGCAGGTGCGCGGCCTCGGTGCTGGTATTGTCGCCGCAGCCGGGAATGCAGCACGGCAGCGAGCGGATAAATCTCAGGTGCGCCTCATCCCTGATGCGCGGCTGACGCTGACGGAGTTCGCTCATGCTTGCACCGTCTCGCAGATGAGGCTTTCCCACACGGCGAGCGGCCGGTTGTGGCAGGAAGCCCGTGACGAGCGGATTGTCGTGTTTGTAAGCTGGCAATAGCCGAGCTTTGCGGCTCGTGTCATGACGGGACCGAAGGCACGGAGGTCGTGAGTGCCAGGGGCCGCAGGATCGGCGGATGCACGCTCGAAAACGGCGTCGGCCGTGAAGCGCGGTAGCCTCATGCATGTCAGGCGCACCTGTTCGAGCATGTAGTCGGACCATTCCTGATTGGCGTTGGCCTCGACTTGCGCCATGGCAGCAATCTTGGCGGTGTACGCTTCGGTATTCTTGTTCTTGCTCATGTGTCCTGCGCGCTCCTCAGATCCTCGATGTCATCGACGCCGAGCAGGCGCTTGATGACTTCCAAAATTGCTTCCTTGGATTGATAGAATTCGACGGCGTCCATGCCGTCCTTGCCGCCCTTGCGCTTGAGCTTCTGGCTCTTGGCAACCCATCGCTTGACGGTCCGGCCGCGCCATCGCACGACATCGAAATCATGCATGTCGATGAGAAACGCGGCGAACCGCTGCGCGTCGGCTTCGGTGTCGCAGACCAGGGTATAGGTGTTGCAGTAGCCGGCGCGGATCAGCGCGTAGCTGCGCAGATGTTCGGGTGTTGGGAAGTCCTCTGCCAGATGGTCCGGCAAGGTGGCCCACGCTGCGCGGAGCCAAGCGAACTGGTGTTTGTGTGACGCGCCCGATCGTTCTTCAAAGTGGCCCAGGGTGTAGACTTGATCGGTACGGTAGTATTTCAGGGCCAGATGTGACTGGAGCGGGACCATGACAGCCCCGCTCCATTGGAATTCGAGTGGTGGATAGTCGCGCATTGCGCTCCTAGAAGGGGATGTCGTCATCCATGTCGTGATGTGCGCGTGCCCGCGGCGGCGGTTTGCCGTGGGCCTCTGCGTAGTCGTTGCGTCTCGGGGGACGCGAAACGGGCCGCGCCATGTCGATCTCGGTTCTGAGCTGGTCCGTGCGCGGTGGATTGTCAGCCGCCGGCTTATCCAGCATGGTGAGGACACTCTGGAAGCTGTTCAGAACGATCTCCGTCGAATACTTCTCGACGCCGGCCTGATCAGTCCACTTGCGGGTTTCCAGCTTGCCCTCGATGTAGAGCCTCTGACCCTTCACGACATACTGCTCAACGATCTCGGCGAGCGCCCCGAACACCACGACGCGGTGCCATTCGGTTTTCTCCTTGCGTTCGCCTGTCGCCTTGTCCTTCCAGTTTTCGCTGGTCGCGATGCGAATGTTGGCGACGGGTCTGCCGTCCTGGGTGCGGCGCACTTCCGGATCGGCGCCGACGTTGCCGATCAGGATCACCTTGTTGACCGAGCCCGCCATTATTCTGCCGCCTGCAAAATCTTGGTGCTGACGACGGTCGGAAGGGTCTCGTAACGACGGATTTTATCGACCAGATCAACGAGGTCATTGTTGAAGCGATCGACTTCATCGGCGAGCGTCTTGATGTAGGCTTCATCGCGGTACGCGCGCTTGATGAGGGTCGGCATCTTCGGCCAGAAGCACTCGATGTCGATCCACTCACGCTCGGCGACCCAGATGTTGCCCTGGCCCTGCGCCTTGTGTTCAGGCGGATACTGATCCTTACGCAGGAGGTCGATCAGCACGGACGGCTTGCAAGTCTTGATCTCCAGCCCGCCGTCGTTGCCGATCAGGGCGTCGGGGCTCCCGCCCTTGGCGCCGTTGGTGATGAACCCGACGAGTTGCGGCTCGACGTCATTGAGGAAGGCGTAGAAGTCGCGCGCCTCCGGCTCCATGGCGTTGCCGCGCTCCATGTCGGCGCTCTTGTAGGTGTCCGCCGGCTCGCCGGTGATAATCTCGCCGGCAAGCTGCACCATGTAGCTCATGCGGGTCTTGCCTTCGCCCTTGGCGAGAATTTTCGAGAAGTTCGAGGCGGTGGGGATGCCGCGGCGGGCCTCGAACCACTCGGGCGAGCCCTGCGGCATGGTGTGAATTGTCATCGTGGAGAGAGGCTTAAAGGCTTCCGGATTGACTGCCATGTTCATGATTGTCGTGTCCTTGGTTTCAGTAGGTGATGGAAATGGATTAGCTGTCGGCGTTCGCGCGGCGCTTGGTCTCCATGGTGGCGACGGCGTGGTCGAAGTCCTTGGCGGCGATCTCGGCAAGGCTCGGTACGCGGATGCCGAGTTTGCAGAACCGCTCGATATCGACGCCGATTTCGTTGGCGAGGCGGATCAATTGCGAGACCTGCGCTTCGCTGATGTAGCCGGTGCTCGGCACAGCAGCGCCGCCTGCGCGACCGTCGTCGTCCTGCTTCTCGCCCTTGACCGCGAGGCCGAGCGCGAGCTTGAGCGTGTATCGCTCCAGATAGGTCATCGTGGACATCGTGCCCTGGAGGTCGTTCTTCATGCCGCTGGTGTCGCGGCTACCGGGCAGGGTGGTTTCCTCGAAATGACCATCACGATGCGAGATGATGCACGTCAGGGTGAACTGGCCACCTTCCTTCTGGGTCGGCCGAAAGCGATAGGACAGGCCATTGTCGGCGAGCGCTCGGTCGATCGCGATCGAGATCGCTTCCATATCCTCGTGCGCGTAATCAACATCAGCCGTTCCGGCCTTGGTGCTCTTGAACGAGACGCGGCGGTTCTTCTCGACCGGCTTGATGACCGCCTTGGCGCTGGCGAACGCATTGTTGAAGGCGATGAGCGCGTTGGCGGCGCGCTCTGCGTTGCGCATCGCGATGACCTCGCGGACGATCTCGATGTTGCCGGACGCCAGCGCGGCGGTCAGCATGTTGTCGCCGGGGGCGAGGGTGACATCGGTGCTGGGCATCTTGGTGACGACTTGCGCACGCGGCTTGCGAGCGGGCGGGATTGCGGGCGGGGCGATGTGATAGTCGCTGAATTCGTTGGCCGGCAGCTTGGTGGCAGTCTCACTCATGATTGTAGTTTCCTTGGCTTCAGTTGGTGGTGGGTGGTTCTGGGGACGTTGCGAGCAGCGCCTTCAAGGCGGCGATCGTCGCGGCGAACACGGCGTCGGCCACGATCAGGCGTTCGATCTTGCGAACGGCATGGACGACGGTGGTGTGATCGCGCTTGCCGAACCGCTGCGCGATGTCCGGGTACGAGCGCAGCGTCAGCGTCTTCGCGAGGTACATCGCGATCTGGCGGGGCAGGATGAGGTTGTGGGTTCTCCGCGCCGACTTGAGGTCAACGACGGTCACGCCGAAATGATCGGCGACCACGCTCTGAACTCGATTGACGTGGGGGTACTCAGACTTGTCGGGCGTTTCGGTACGGCGCGTGGCCGCTTTGCATTTCGCCTTGGCGGCCTCCGCGGCAGCGCGAACGGCGTCGCGGGCGGCTTCATCGACGGCGAGGATGGCGGCAAGAGCAGCATCCCTTTGCGCGTTGACGTTCGCGGCGTGCCGCGCTGCCGCGGCGGCGAACTTCTCAAGGCGCTGCTTGTGCCGAGTGTGAAACTCGTAGGCGCTGGAGGGGATCGCCGGGGCGGTCATGCTGACAACGCCTCTGCGGGAGCTTTTTCCTTCTGCCGCCAAAGCGAACGCGGCGCGGTGTAGCCGCCCTTCTCAAGCTCATCCTTCATGAGGGCGTAGAAGTTGGCGGGGAAGGTGGGAAACTTGGTCCAGTTACAGACGGCCGAGTAGTTGCTGTCGGTCAGCCTTGCGACTTCACTGATCCCGCCCAGCGCCATGATGACGCTCGCGGTGGTGGACAGCATGGTGGGGGGTTTGGCCATCCCCCTCCCTACATCAATTTACTTGATGTGCCAACAAATTAATTGGTGTTTCGGGGTCCAAATCTTTTGATGTTGCGTATTTTCTCTGCTAAGGCATTTTGCCTACATGGCAAAAACCTCAACCAATAGTG